AATATTAAATCCACTAGCACCTGTGCCATCACATTTGTCTACATTCCATAAATGTTGTGGAACTCTACGAACATATGCACCCTGTGTAGCTTCACTTGGTGATCCAGAAACATAACTTCTTACTACAAAGTTAAGTGTTCCATTGTTTGTTCCATCACTAGTATCAGAACCAACTTGTTCAAAATAGATACCATCTCTGTCATCAAAGTATCCAGTTCTTTTTGTTACATTTCTTTGAGCATATCCAAAACAAATAGAGGATAAAATTGTTTGTGATTTTCCTGGCTGATAGTGATGATAAAATTTAGTTTGGTGAGCAGCATATGACGATGTGTTGCTGGTAGTTGTTAATTGGGCACATGCTTTGTTCAAAAGAAAGGTTACAGAACCACCATTTAATGTTTTATCTACAAAGTTAGGATCAAGAGCAAATAGATGTTTATAATCTCCTAGTGTAAATGGCTCACTAACACGCTGTCTACCGAATGCATCGTTACCACCACCTGATGGGGTGGTTTGGGCATCTACATATATTGGATTATCAGCAGAGTTTACTGTTGTATTCTTTGATATTGGTAATGGATTGCCGATATCATTTTTAACTTCTTGATTGTTTGTAAACAAATATGTCATACTATTCTCCAGCCATTACGATATATCATCTGTATGGCTCCATTGTTAATTTGAATTATAAATCCACCAGCATCGTTATCAACAGTCCCAAGTACGGTAATAGGATTAATTTCTGCGTCACCATCTTCGTCTTTGATAATAAGCATTCTGCCAGAATTAGCAGTTGCTGGTAATGTTATTGTAACTGGACCAGCGTAATTAACACCGATGTAGTAGTCATTATCATCTACTGTATATGTCGGTGTTGTAACTTCAGTTGTATTATATACAACTTCATACGGATTGATCTCATCAAATATAAACTTTTTATCTGCTTCTGAGTATTTTAACCAGCGACCATCAGCAATCGTGTCTCGTTTAACATCATCTAGATAACGTAGATTGACTTCACCAGATCCTGGTCCAGCATTTTGAATCTTGCCGATCCACTGCTCTAAGAACTTGATTTTCTTATTGATTAATGACAGATCATTTTCTGATGTATTATCAACTGTTGTCTTTGGCGTCGCTAACCATTTATCTAAACCTGCCAATGGTAATGTTGGAACAACTTGTTGAGATGGAGGAACTTCTCCAATTGGAGTTGGAAGAGGAACTACTTCTGTTAGAACTTTATGTTCCTCTTTTATCTGCTCTTGTATTATTTCTTCTTTTTGTTTATTTAACGAAGCGAGTTCAGAAAACAGAGAGTCAAGATCAGTCTCAACTGATTCGCGAACTTGCTCTTCAATCTTTTTATTTTTCTGAGCAACAGGATCATTGGCTTTTAATTTAGCCATTTCCGAAAACAAATCACCAAGTCCAACTTGAATGTTTTCTTTTATCTCTTTAGTTTGTTTAGCGACAGGACTATTCTTCTTCGCATCAGAAACCAATTTAAACAGTTCGTTCAAGTCTCCGCTCATCGCTGCCATCCTTTGATAATGTCTGCGCTAAAGTTGTTGCGACTAAACTCCATTCGGTCAACTATCTTCACTGCCCCACCCTTCAGGTGATCGATTGCGACGAATCCTTCTACTCCTGTGATCTTAAATCCACTTGGAGTTTTAACGAAGGTGGCTATGTGTCCTGCTTGGTTCATCTTATTGATAATTGGAAGTTTTGCATCTGCTATGGCATTCGCCAGATCGAATAACTTCTCGATCTGTGCTTTTGGATGGTTGGCGAAGAATGCTAAAATTTTCTTACGTTTCTCTTCCTGAGCGGATTTGCCCTTTTCTGTTTTCTTGGAATCTATCTCTTTCTGATATTTATCATAGATGTAGTGGAACAATCCTTCGACATGCGCACTTACGTTTTCTACCTTTTCACCAGAACGAATCTTAGTATTGTTATATGTTTTAACTAGAACAAGTAAGTCTTCATTTTGACTAATCGCATTTAATGTTGCGTCATTAATCTTTAAGAATTTGGTTTCAAGATTAGAGATTATAGAATCAATTTGTTTTGTTTCTGCTGCGCTGAAGTTGGCAACGCCAGAATAATCTTTGTAGTTAGCATCGTCCATCCAAACAGATGGAACATGAGTCATCTTAGTTACTATACCTTTACCAAAAGATGCGGTCATTGACTCAAATGAAGAGCCAGTGTATGTTGTATGCCACACGACACCGATCTTTGCAGTTTTAATTTTCTTTGCCAGTTCACTAGCCAATGGAACTGCGTAAACGATAGTGTTCGGATGAAATGTGAGATACTTCTCACCATTAATTGCTTGTGTTTTAATATCTGCTGATGTGAACATCAAGTCACCTTGATATACGCCAGACTTAATACCCAGTTTCTTAAACTCAGTCAAAGCAATCTTGAGTTTCACTGCCAGATCGCCATCAGTGTCAGCATCAATCTCCGCTGCTGTTTTATATACTTTAGGATTCTTATTGAAGACACCCTTCTTAGCGACAAAGAACTTTTTATCGCGTGGGTCAATACCAGCAAATACAGCAGGAGCACCATCCCACTTTACAGTTGCTGTTACTTTTTTAGTAGATGTACCTGCCAACATATCACGCAGGTCTTTGAGGAATTTGATTGCTTTGTTGACGCCAGCTGAACCTTCATTGAACACGAGATCTTCAATGTGCTCCATATGCACATTCTTCTCTTCTGCAATGATAGTCTTCAACGTCTTCATATAACTATTATACCTGATTTTTGCATTAAAGTAAAGTAATAACCCTACATTTTGTAGGGGATTACCAAGGATCGCCAGAGAGTTTAACAGAAGAAGCCATCTTTTCTGACTCAAATTTGAAGCGAATCTTCATTATCTGTTTCTCACCTGCTTTGACTCCAATTGATTCATTACCAACTTTATGCAAAGTTATTTCATACTTTGACAGAGCATCTAGTTTTTCATTCTTCGTTGGATCCATAACAACTGCTTTATACGGTTGTTTGTTTCCCTGCCCTGTAACTTTGATATACGGTGGATATAAAATTTCAGCATCCATCCAATCACGAAGTAGATATTTTAATAATTCTTGCTGTTTGAACTTCATCAATCTAACAAACAATTCATCTCTCATATCTGCCAAAATTTTAACACCAATTTCTTCTGTTTTAATTTTTATTCCAGGATTTGCTCTTATGTGGTTCTTTCTTTTTTCTGCTTGCTCTGGAAGTGAGAATTCTTTTATGGTATTTTCTAACTTCTTTTTGTATTCTTCTGCCAATGACATAGTTAGATTTTTATCAACTGTTCCTATCCCTGGATTCTTAAATCCTATTTCACCTTTGCCCTGTGTTGCTTTGGCAGAAAGTCCAAGAAAGCCATCAGCTGGACCGCTGGTAAACTTAACCAAAATATCTGTTGGGTTTTTCTTTTGATCAACAGGTCTGCCTACCGCAGATGACATAGATCCTGGGCGAGCAGTCCACCATACTTGTTTTACTGTTCCGCTATATCCATTAACCTTAGCCCACTTCTTAAATTCCTCAGCCATAACTTTGGCTTTACCAATAGCGTCAGCTACCTCTTCAGCAGTGGCTTGTTTTGTGCGAGCATTGAATTGAACTTTTGCAGTATTATCAAACCACTTTTCTCCTGCTAGAAAATATCCAGTTTGGATCTCATTAATGTCTGATAATACTGTATTTGCTGTAGCCATAATAATCCTAAAAGAATTATTTATGCTTGCGTGACAGACGAACTTGTTTCTTATACTTGCGTTCCCATTTCATCACCTGCTGCATGATCTTTGGGATGGCGTGGTTGTTTCGATAGTCGTAGTTGAAAGTGCGCAAGACATAATTCATGTTCTTGGAATCTGCCTTGGACTTATTGGAGCGAGAGATTAAAACCTCTGTTGGAATGTTTGGTTTGTTGTTGCGGTAGTCAAAGAATATGCAATGAGCATATGCTTGGATCTCATCAAACTCTGAGAGATACTTTCTCTCTTCATTCTTCTTTCTTTGATTGACTGTTTTGTATGGGAGAACATAACCTGACCATTCTCCATCTCTGCGATCAAACTGCATGAAGTGAATCAACTCATGCATCTGAATCTGTATCAGTCTGTATTTGAATTTATCCCAAGTGATTTCTGTGAAGGGGAATCTATCGTAGTAATCCGTGTAGATATGGATGCCGATCTGACGTGGCTCTGGATCATACTCGCCACCTATCCCAACATAGGTTAGATAACACTTGGCTTTGGATTTCTCCTGGCGGAACTCAATCTTGGTTCGCCACTTTTTGAAGTAGTTAATTAACCCTCTGGAATCGTTACGATAATTATCCAGGTCATTCCAAACTTTTGCGGGAATAAATTTGGCTCTGAATGGACGCTCATGAAAGTTGAGCATCTCTATCCAGTCGTAATCTAGCGTTTCTAGGAATTTCATTTTACATCCCAGAAAATCGTGGGTTTTTAGGTTAGATTCTTCTCCAAAAACTCCAAAATTTTCCCTTGTTCCTCTAAGTTGGTGTTGGAAAACTCAGTGATATAGGGCATTAACTCGAAATTAGATAGTATATTACTATATTTAGTTTCCCTTCCTTTTAGGAACTGTTCAGATTGATCCGACCCTCTTTCTTTGTATCGCTGCTCCAGGATACTTTTAGGTGCCTTTAGATAGACTACCTGTAGATCTATCCCTGGGAGTTTCATACAAAACTCTAAGAAAGACTGATTGAAGATCCTGTCTCCTTCGAAAAGGAGATTCGCCTTAGTCTCGCTGGCGAACTCTTGGGCTATGGGCTGGACTGCCATGGAAAGACGATCGGTTCCAGCAAAGGTCTCACCTTCCTCATATTTGCCGAGGACATATAGGTTTAACTCCTCGCAGAATAGTGCAGGGAGCATTTTCTTAGGCTCGCATTTATTCCAGTCATAGGAAAGCATAAACTCTCTAAACAGAGTAGTTTTACCAGTCCCAGGAGATCCCCCCACAGCAACAATCTTTCTCATGCAAATGCCTCCAATCCATATAAAGGTTGTACTTCATCATTAAACATCCACTCTAACTTCTCGGTCTTACCAGTCCTTAAAAAGTAACTAAACTTTTCTTTATCAATCCCACGTCTATGATCCAGTCGATGGTCGATTGTTTCGTTTCTCGCTTGCCACAAAACATCCCAATCAATACCGTACCATCCGTCGCTCTCGCACTGCATGATTTCTTCTGCCTGCCTATCAAGATAGTATCCAAGATAACGACCATGATGTTCTCTAAAAATCTTTTTGTAGGAACACAAACAGGTTTCCATAGTGAAGAAGTCAACAGTATGATTTAGATGTGGGAATCTATGTCTGGTTTCCTCAAGGATCGACTTCGCTTCTTGTTCAAGTCTATCATAATCTCCTGCAGTAAGTTTGACATCGTATTTGTCATCCTGTCCAATGGCGAGAAGAAGCCCATTACGATGACTGCGAGAGCCATCAAAGTCATTAAGCATGAGGCTAGTAGGATTAATCCTAATCCCAGCAGTATGCTTAAGATGCTGAAGATAAAACCAAGTGGAATAACGACCAAACTTATGAAGCCCACTTTTAATGCTTGTCCACAAATTGTCAAATGACTGTTCTTCTGTATCACCATAATAACTCTCCAATACCTCTCGTTGTGTTTTGTTTCCAATAAACTT